GTGGTTAAGATTTCTCAAGACGAGTGGTACGTAAAGGATATTCTACACGGTAGATGGGGCATTAAGGAGACTGCAGAAAAGATTCTTAATGCCGCTGAAGAGGTAGGAGCCACTACAGTAGGTATTGAGGCTGGAGCTTTGAAAAATGCCATTATGCCGTACCTAGAAGACTTGATGAGAATTAAAGGTAGATGGTTTAACATTACAGACGTAACACATGGTGGAAAAAAGAAGCAAGATCGTATCGTATGGGCATTACAAGGCCGTTTAGAACATGGTAAGATTAAGTTTCGTAAAGCAGATTGGAACCATAACTTCATATCTCAAATGTTGGATTTTCCAAACCCACTGTCTCACGATGACTTACTTGACTCTTTGGCCTACATTGACCAAGTTAGTGTAGCAGACTTTGCACAATCAATTGAATTAGATGAATGGGAACCTTTAGATAATGTCTCAGGATACTAAGTTAAGCTATATTGACCCTAAAGCAGCCTTAAGTGCTTGGGTAGTCGATAAAGTTACTACATGGGAAGAACACCGTAATACGAATTATCTCACTAAGTGGGACGAATATTACCGTATTTGGCGTGGTGTTTGGTCAATTGAAGACAAGACTCGTTCATCTGAGAATTCAAAACTAATCTCTCCTGCGACTCAGCAAGCTGTAGAGGCTACTGTGTCTGAACTGGAAGAAGCTATCTTCGGCAGGGAACAGTGGTTTGATTTACGTGACGATGTAGCTGATCAAGACCCTACGGACATTAAGGTTGTACGTACAAATCTTCAAGAAGACTTAGAACGTGCTAAAGTTAAAGACGCCATTGTAGAATCCTTACTGAATGCCGCTATTTATGGCACTGGTATTGCTAAAATTAACGTCAAGGAAGAAGTTAAGAAAAAACTTTCAGAATCTGCGATTCCAGGGACTCTAACTACAGATACTTTTGTCAAGAATGAAGACATTATTACGGTAAAGATTGAAGCGTTAACTCCTAAAGAATTTGTCATTGATCCGACTGCTACGTCAATTGAAGAAGCTTTAGGTGTAGCTCAGATCGTCATTAAGCCTAAGTATGAAATTATTGAAGGTATTCGTAATGGGATTTACGAAGATAAACCTGTTGGTAGTTTTGAAAAAATGGATTTAGGTTTTGAGGATGAAAACTCTTCGATTACCGACGATGACGATAAGGTTAAGATTACTGAATATTGGGGCCGTGTTCCAGTTAAGTTCTTAGAGGAAAAAGAAGACGGATTTGAAAGCTTTGACTACGATGAAGATGAACTTGTAGAGGCTGTTGTAGTTGTCGCTAATGACGGTGTAGTCCTTAAGGCTTCTCGTAATCCTTATTTAATGGAGGACCGTCCTTTTGTTGCTTATCAACATGATCGTGTACCTAATAAGTTTTGGGGTCGAGGCATAGCGGAGAAGGGTTATAACCCGCAAAAGGCTCTAGATGCAGAGCTAAGAGCGCGTATTGACGCTCTAGCCCTCACTACGCATCCTATGATGGGCGTAGACGCTACTCGCCTCCCCCGTGGTGTTAAGTTTGAAGTTAAAGCAGGTAAGACGATCCTTACTAACGGCGATCCTCGTCAGACCCTTATGCCGTTGAACTTCGGTAATGTAGCTAATACTACCTTTACTGAAGCTGCTGAGTTAGAACGTATGGTTCAGATGGGTACTGGGGCGATGGACACAGCAAACAGTAACTTTGCTAATCCTCGTAATTCTACTGCCTCCGGTATGTCTATGCTTCAAGCGGCTTCGATTAAACGCCAGAAGCGTACTATTATGAACTTCCAAGAGAATTTCTTGATTCCTCTTATTGAGAAGACTGCTTGGCGTTATATCCAGTTTGCTCCTAATCGTTACCCAGGCGGTGACTATAAATTTAAAGCGTATTCCAGTATGGGTATTATGGCTAAAGAACTGGAAATGACTCAGATGATCCAGTTATTGTCTATGACTCAACAGGGAACCCCTGCATTCGGTATTATCCTTATGTCCATCTTTGAAAATTCTTCCCTGTCTAACCGTGAAGAACTTAAAATAGCGATTGCTCAGATGATGCAGCCTGATCCGCAACAACAACAGGTTCAACAGATGGTTCAGCAGTTGGAGTTGATGAAACTTCAAATGGAAATTGAAGAGATGAAGGCAGGGGTTCAGAAAGAAATGGCTCAGGCTATGAAGTATCAATCTGAAGTTCAGGATAAACAGTCGCAGGATACTTTGGTTCAGAAACAAGTTGATCTTGCTGAGAAAATGGCTAAAATTGAAAAATTACGTGTGGAGTCCTCCAATATTACATCAGAGACCCAACGTAATATTCCTGAAATGCAGCATTTAGCTTCAGAAACCATTCTTAACTTAGCTAAGGCACGTATGTCGAATGCTAAGTGATAAGGAATTTTTAGAAAAACGTCTAGAACTTTTTACGTTAGAAGCTTGGAGTCTCTTTACTGAAGAGCTAACTCAAATGGCTGAGTCGTTAGAAAAGATTCAAACTATAGACGACGAGAGAACTCTCTACTTACGTAGGGGTCAAGTGGATATTCTAAATATGATTATCAATTTAGAAGAAACCACTAAATTAGCGTTGGATCAATTTGACGAATAGTTAAATCCCAACATGTGTGTAACTCCATAATCTTTCTAGGACGGAGGTCAGTATTATGAATAGTGTAGTTGTAGAAGAACCAGTTGTAGACGAAAACGAAGAATTTAATCAAATTGAGGACGAGGCTCCTAATATTGAACAGGAAGAACCTGGTGAACCTGAATTTGAACTCCCTGATAAATTCAAGGGTAAGGAAGTAAAGGATATTGTTTCTTCCTATGAAAACCTTGAAAAAGAACTAGGACGTAAAGGTCAAGAGTTAGGGGAGCTTCGTAAGCTTACTGACGAAATTCTTAAACAACAACTTACCACTACTCAAAAAGAAACTGAGGAATATGTCGAAGAAGACATTGATTTCTTTGATGACCCTGACAAAGCAGTCAGTAAAGCCATTGAGAAGCATCCTAAGTTTCGGGAGTTTGAAGAGTATCAGAAGGTCGTTAAGGCTCAGACTACTCAACAGCAACTCCAACAGGAGCATCCTGACTACTTAGAAGTCGTTCAAGACCCTAAGTTTCAGGAGTGGGTCCAGCAGAGTCCTATCCGTACTCAGTTGTATGTATCTGCCCATAACTACGATATTAATTCAGCCAGGGAACTTCTTGGTACATGGAAAGAACGTAGCCTGATTAATAAAACTCAGGAAGTTGAAGCAGAAAAATCAGCTAAACGGGAAGCGGCTCTTAAGAACGGGAAAGGTGTTTCTCGTTCCTCTGCTGAATCTACAGCAGGTAAAAAAATCTATCGTAGGGCTGATCTAATCAGACTTAAGACAAATGATCCTTCCCGTTATGAGGCATTACAAGACGAAATTCTTCGTGCTTATGCTGAGGGTAGGGTTAAATAACCTCAGAAAGCTAAAGGAGAAACATCATGGCTTTAGGTTCTAACCATCAGACTACCACGACTGCGGCGAATTTTATTCCCGAACTGTGGTCCGACGAAGTTATCGCCGGTTACAAAAAGAACTTGGTCCTGGGCAACGTGGTCACCAAAATCAACCACAACGGCAAAAAGGGCGACACGATCCACATTCCGGCTCCGGTCCGTGGTTCTGCCAATCTAAAGTCGGCCAACTCACAGGTCACTTTACAGGGCGACACTCATTCGACTGTCAACCTGAGCATTGACAAGCACTATGAATATTCGGTAGTCATCGAAGACATCACCGAAGTTCAGGCTCTGTCGTCGCTTCGCCGGTTCTACACCGACGATGCTGGCTATGCTCTGGCTACTCAGGTCGATACGGACCTGTTTGTTCAGTCTGAGTCGCTGCAGGGCGGCACGAAAGGTGCCAACACCTGGGCTGCTGCTGTTATTGGTGGTGACGGTGTTACCGCTTATAGCCAGACTGCCAATACCAACGCTGGTAACGGCTCCGACATTACCGACGCCGGTATTCGTAAGATGATCCTGACGTTGGACAATGCCGATGTTCCGATGGACAACCGTTGTATGGTTATCCCGCCGATTGCTGCCAACGACATGCTTGGCATCAACCGCTTTACGGAACAGCAGTACATTGGTGACGGTAGTGCCATTAAAACTGGTAAAATCGGTTCCATCTACGGCATGGACGTCTATGTGTCCAGCAACTGCCCGACTGAAACCGCTGCCGACACCAGCACCACGTATCGTGTTGGTTTGATGCTGCATAAAGAGGCCCTGGCTCTGGTTGAGCAGATGGGTGTCCGTTCGCAGACTCAGTACAAACAGGAATACCTGGGTGACCTGTTCACTGCTGACACGCTGTATGGCGTTGGTGAACTGCGTGACAACGCTGGTATTGCCTTCGTGGTTCCGTCCACGTAAGTAAATTAGGGGAGCTTCTAATCTATAGTATTAGGAGTTCCCCTTTTTACCTTTAGGAGGTAATTAGTGCCAAGCTATAATTATTTATGTAAATCATGCAACCATATTCAAACTGAATTTCGTTGTATGTGTGAACGTAAAAAGAAAACTAATTGTGTTAAATGCGGAGATAAAGCTGTTCTGACAGTCTCCGCACCAACAATTCTTTTAGATGGTTCTAATCCCGATTTTACAGCAGCCCATTCAAGATGGGTACGTGAACATGAAACCAAGGGTAATGGTGTGAGGTCTTTTTAATGGCTGACGCTAAATATACAACTCCGGACGTTTCTAGAATTATTTCAGATACTTTTGGCGTTCATGTTATTTCAAATTCTACGGACGGTTTAACGTCTAAAACATCTCCATTTCCAAGTAGTGACATTTCTTTTTTAACACAATTAAGTAGTGGAAATGTTCCAAATTATAAAGCTATTTTTAAGTTTGGGTTTAATCCAGACGTTAATGGTACAGAAGAAACGATTTGGGATGCTGGTGGC